GCTGCAGGGCCACACGGACCGCATCCAGGAACTCGGCATCGACACCGTCATCGTTTCGGACGCTCCCGAGGAGTGTGCCGTGTGCCGGCCGTTCGAGGGCAAGGTGTTGTCCCTGTCCGGACGGACCACGGGGCGGCTCAAGGACGGGCGCACGGTCGTCGCATCCCTCGCTGAGGCGAAGGGCAAAGGCCTGTTCCACAACAACTGCCGACACTCCCACTCCATCTACCTGCCCGGCATCACAAAAGGCCCCGGCACGGACCTCGCCGACCCTGCGGGTGACGCACTCCGCCAGCAGCAACGCGCCTACGAACGCCGGGTCCGGGAGTTGAAGCGCCGGGACGCGATCGCGCAGGAGTTCGGCGGCCCACAAGCCACCCAGGCGCGGGCGCAGTTGCGCGCCAAGCAGGCCGAGTTCCGTGAATGGCGGGACGAGAACGACCGCAAGGACCTCGCCTACCGGACGAGCCTCAAAGCCCGGTAGACCACCACCCAGCAACCCATCAAGCCACCGCCCACGCGGTGGCTTTTTCTATGCCACTTGGAGGGCACCATGAGCAAGCGCAAGACCATCCACGGTATCGACCCTTACGCGCCGGGCGGCATCGACGCCCTCCTCGCGCATCACCGTCTGACCTTCGGGGATGCGACGATGTCCGTCGCCCCTGCAGAAGGCGCCCCCGCCCCGGCCGCTGTACCTGCGGGCGAGCCTGCACCGGCCCCTGTCGCCCCTGTGGCGGCACCGGCGCCTGTCGAACCAGCCCCGGCCCCGCAGAAGGTCGAAGATCTCCCCGACTGGGCCCAGAAGATCATCGCGGATACCCGGGCTGAAGCCGCCGCGAACCGCACCGGCAAAAGCACGCTCGAGCAGCAGCTCGCCGCGATCACGAAGGCCATCAACCCGGACGCCGGCACCGAAGCCCCCGACCCGGACGCCCTCGCGCAGCAGCTCGCCGCGAAGGACGAAACGATCCGCACCCTCACGATCGACAACGCCCTCACCACGGCGCTGACCACCAACCAGGCCAGCCCGATCACCGCGTCCGTCCTCCGGGGCGAGAACGCGCTCAAAGACCTCGACCCCACCGCGCCGGACTTCCAGGCGAAGCTCGACGCGGTGGTCAAGGATGCACTGACGAAACACCCCGAACTCCGCAAGGTCCAGGCGGCCGGCGCGAGTGGCGCGAACTTCAACGGCGGGACCGGCGAAGGCGCAACCAAACCCACCACCATTGCCGGCGCTGTAGCAGCACGCTACGGCGCCTAACCCGCTTAGGAGAACACCTTGCCCATTACCCTTGCTGAGGCGACCAAGAACGCCCAGACCGACCTCGACGTGCAGGTCATCGACGAGTTCCGCACCAACCCGATCATGGACCTCATCACCTTCGATGACGCCGTGAACCCGGCCGGCGGCGGCGCGACCCTGACCTACGGCTACCGCCGTCTGCTGACCACCGCGACGGCCGCGACCCGTGCGATCAACTCCGAGTACGCCCCGCAGGAAGTCACCACGGTCCAGAAGACCGTGAACCTCGGCGTCCTCGGTGGTTCGTTCCAGGTCGACCGTGTCCTCGCGAAGGTCGGCCCGGCCGCGTCCGGCGCTGTGGCGCTGAACATCAGCCAGAAGATCAAGGCCACGCAGGCGAAGTTCGGTGACCTCGTCATCAACGGCGACACCGCCGTCGACGCGAACGGCTTCGACGGCCTGTCGAAGGCCCTGACCGGCTCCACCACGGAAGACACGATCTCCCGCGACTGGACCGGCCCGATGTCGCAGACACTCGCGTTCAAGATCCTCACGGACGTCGACGACCTGCTCTCCACCCTCGACGGTGCCGCCGGCATCCTCATGGGTAACCGGAAGCTGATCAACCTGATCAAGGCAGCCAGCCGTTTCGCGAACCAGGCCACCCAGGTTGTCGGCCCCCGCGGGACCTCGCTGGTGTCCTACGCCGGCGCCGTCCTGCAGGACGCTGGCCTCGTTGCCGGCTCCGCGTCGGACGTCATCCCGGTCAACGCCACGGACCCGGACTCCACCGGCCCGCTAACCGCCGGCTCGACCGCGTTGTACGCGGTGCGCTTCGGCCTGGACGGCTTCCACGGTGTTTCCACCGCTGGCGGCCAGCTCGTCCAGACGTGGCTGCCGGACTTCTCCACCCCCGGCGCTGTGAAGACCGGCGAGGTTGAGCTCGGCCCGGTCGCCGTGGCCCTGAAGGCCTCGAAGGCTGCGGGCGTGTTCCGCAACATCAAGGTCCAGTAACACCCCTTGCGCGGGCGCCTGTCATGGGCGCCCGCGCACCCCAACGTTAGGAGCCAAGCATGGCGAAGATCATCGCCCCCTCCGCGGGGTTCAACGGCGACGTCGGCGGCGTCCAGTTCAAGGACGGCGAGGCCGAAACCGACAATCAGGCGGTCATCAGTTACTGCCGCGGCGCCGGGTACAGCGTCGACGGCACGGCGAAGGACCTCCCGAAGGAGCCGGAGTCGCCGGACCAGCGGGATGTTCCCGCGCCGGAGGCGTCCACGCTGCGTGACGCTGCCGTGGATCCGAAGCCCGAGGACTTCCTCGCGCCGACCAATGCGGGCAAGGCCAACCCGCACGGCCCGGAGGTTGTCTCCCCCGAGCTGCACGCCTCAGAGGGTGTGCGCCCGGTCAAGGGCGGCGAGGTCCATGTCGACGACGTCGCCAAGCAGGACGCCGCCGAGACCGCCCACGCGGAGCAGGACACGTTCGTTGCTGAGGCGCCGGCCGGGAACGCGTCGGCTGCCGACTGGGAGGCCTACGCGCTGAGCCAGGGCCGCACCGCCGAGGAACTGGACGGGCTTTCCCGCAACCAGATCCGCGACCTGTTCAACTAACCAAGGAGGTCCCCCGTGAAGCTGTACGCAACAGAGGCCGAGCTGACCACCTGGCTCGCGCCGAAGGCTGTACCTGCGGACGCGGGGGACCTTCTCCAGTCCGCATCAAACCTGATCAGGTCCGAAACCAAAAGGGCGATCTACGCCACCGACTCGGACGGCTACCCGACCGATACTGCGACCAGGGAAGCTTTCCGGGTCGCGACCATGGCGCAGGTGAAGTTCTGGTCTGACTCCAGCATCAACCCAGCGCTCGGCGCTGCAGGGGTCCAGCCCCTCGCTGCGTCCAAGTCCATAGGCGGGGCGTCCATCGCCTACTCGGTGTACGCGGCGACCGCCGAGGCGCGGGCGAACTCCGCCGGCACCCTCGGGCCTGACGCGTTCTACATCCTTGAAGAAGCCGGGCTGCTCGACGGGCCGGTGAGGTTCCTGTGATCGAGGGCTTCGAAGAGTTTATGGTCCACGAGGTCACGGTGGAGACGAAGTCCGGGGAAGACTCCTGGGGCAACGTCAACACCGCCGTCTCCGACCCGATCCCCGGTTTCCTCGACGACTCCCGGGCCCTCGTCCGCAACGCCAACGGCGACCAGGTCGTGTCCGAGTCGACGTTCTACACCGGCAAGGAACACGCCCACCTGTTCACCCCGGAATCGCTGGTGAACCTCCCCGACCGGGTGTCCACCGTGATCCGGTGCAAGGTCGCCGACTCCGGCCCGCTGAACCTCCCCGACCACATCGCCGTGACACTCACCTAGGAGGCCACATGCCCAAGGCGTGGAAAGTCTCCATCAACCCGAAGGCCAAGGACGTCCTGAACGGGTCCGCGAACCGCGGGGTTGCACTGGCCACCGAACACCTACTCGGCGAGGCGAACAAGAAAGTCCCCATCGAGGAGGCGACCCTGCAACGGTCCGGGACGGTCTCCACCGACCCGGAAAACTTCACCGCCGCCGTCTCCTACGACACCCCCTACGCGGTGAAGCAGCACGAAGACATGACGCTCCGGCACGACAAAGGCCGGTCCGCGAAGTACCTGGAGGGGGCCATGAACTCCGAAGTCAAGACAGCGGCCGAGATCATCCGGAAGACGATAGCGGGGGACCTGTAGATGGGCTTCACCGTCAACCTCCTCACCGGCATCGCCGAACTGCTGGACGCGGAGAACGTCGGCCGCTGGATCCCGCAAGGGACCGGGCAGATGTTCACCGACACCGACACGGCGATCTCCCTCGACTCCCTCGGCGCCTCCCCCGACAAGGGCATCGCACTCACCCTCTACGACGTCGAACACGGCGGCGGGACAGACTCCATCCAAGGACTGCAGTGCCGGGTCCGGGGAAACCCCAAAGACCGGACCGCGGCCAAGGACATCCTTGACCGGATCTTCGACACCCTCCACGACCTCGAACACACCACCATCGGCGGCGTGCCTATCGTCCGGATCTGGTGGCAGTCCGGAGCGAACCTCGGCCCAGACTCACTCAACCGACCTGAACACACCGCCAACTACTACCTGCAAATCACCAGAACCGGAACCAACCGGGACGACTAGGAGAAAAACATGGCAACCGAAATCACCCCCGGCGTCCTCCGGGACTGGCAGCTCGAAGTAGCGGCCTACACCGATGGCGCCGAACCGACAGCATGGACCCGCGTCGGCGGACTCACCGAGTTCACCCCTCCCGTGTACGAAAAGAACCAGGAAGACGACTCCTCGTGGGACGGTAACGGCGATGGGTCCATGATCGGCACCGGCCGGTCGTGGAAGACAGAGGGCACCGTGAAGGTAGCCCGAAAGGGGCTGACGACTGACCCTGGTCAGGCCATCCTCGAAGCCGCTGGCGAGAACATCCTCGAAGAGGGGTTCGTGCATGTCCGCGTCATCAACACTCAGGAGCCGACGAAGGGTCGGGTCGGTATCGCCGACGCCACGTGGACGCCCAACGGTGGCCCGCACACTGACACCACCAAGGCCGGGTTCTCCCTCGCTGGCCGCGGGTCCCTCGCCCCAGTGACGATCGCCCCGTAACCCCCTACTCCCTGCCGCGCACTTTCCAAGGGGTGCGCGGCAGGGCCACCACCCCCGCCCTTGGAAACCCCTAAACCCTTGGAGACCACCTCATGCCTGACCTGAAGCAGCTCGGTTCCTTCCTGGACCCCATCCTCGCCGTCCCCTACCGCGGCAAGACCTACGAAGTGCAGGCCGTCGACGCCGAAACCGGGCTCCGGCTACAGAAGCTCGTCGCCGCCGGTGTCCGCACCGCACTGGACGGCAAGATCGACCCCGCCACCATCGAACTCGTGTCCGACGCTGAGGAGCTCGGCTTCTACGAGACCGTCCTCGGCTCCGTCTACGCCGAACTCATCGCCGACGGCGCCTCCTCCCCCGCGGTGAAGTTCATCGGCCAGACTGCGCTGATGTGGCACTCGCAGGACTTCGACATGGCCGAAACCTTCTGGAGGGCCGAGGGAAAAGCGCCGACCCCGAACAGGGAACAGCGCCGAACGGCGACCCGGACCAGTACGGCCGCGGCCACTACGACCCGGAAACGGGCCTCAGCGACTGGTACGAGTACCCCGAAGGCCACGACCAGCCCGCGTACACGTGGAAAGAAATCCTGACGCACTGGAACGCCATCGAAGCGGACCTGCAGGACGCCGGGGTTGACTGCTCTTCCGGGATTCTCCGGGAACGGTCCTGGCGGTGGTTGCAGGTCCGCATCTTCGGTCTCCTGTCCAAGCCGCCGGGCTTCCTCCCGGACGGCCGGGCCATCGCGGCGACCCGGCTCGGCCTGGCACTCCACCCGGTAGCAGCACCCCCGAAGTAACAACTGAACAATAGGAGGCCCCTGTGGCGTTGAATCTGGGTGAGCTGTTCGGCACCATCGGTCTCGACGCCACGGAATGGGACAAGAAACTCCAAGGCGCGCAGGGCTCCCTGAAGGCCTTCGGGGTGGCCGGCGCAGCCCTGGCCGTCACTGCGGCCGCCGCGATCGGAGCGGCGCTGTCGAAGGGTATCGCCGAGTCCATCGACATCGAAGCCGGGACCGACCAGCTGCAGGCCAGTCTCGGGCTGACCGAGGAGCAGTCCGCCACGGCGGGCAAGGCCGCCGGCAGCCTCTTCGCGCAAAACTACGGCGCCTCCATGGAGGACGTGAACATAGCCGTCGAAGCCGTCATGTCCTCCATCAAGGGTATGCGTGACGCCTCGGACGCCGACGTCGAATCGATGACGGCCAAGATGATGAACCTGTCCACCGTAATGGGCGTCGACGTGGCCCGCGCCGCGCAGGTCGCCGGCCAAATGATCACCTCCGGGATCGCGACCGATGGAACCCACGCCGCGGACCTCCTCACCGCATCCCTGCAGAAGGTCCCCAAGAACGTCCGCGAAGACATCCTCGACGCCGTCGACGAATACGGCCCGTTTATGGCCAACCTCGGCATCAAGGGCGAGGAGGCTATGGGCCTGCTCGTTCAGGCCAGCGCCAAGGGTATGTACGGGATCGACAAGACCGGCGACGCCCTCAAAGAGTTCGGCATCCGGGCAACGGACATGTCCACAGCTTCCAAAGCCGGGTACGACGCCCTGGGCATGAGCCAAGAGGAGATGTCCGCCAAGCTCCTCGCCGGCGGCGACACAGCGAAACAGGCGTTCGGTGACATCATTCACGGACTGCAGGAAATGAAAGACCCTGTCGCCCAGTCGCAGGCGGCCCTTGCCCTCTTTGGCACACCGCTGGAGGACTTGTCCGTCACTGAGATCCCGAACTTCCTCGGGGCCCTCGATCCAATGGGTGACAAGTTCGATTCCGTGGCCGGCGCAGCTGACAAAATGGGCAAGGACCTAACGTCCAACGCGAAGTCCGGGTTCGATGGATTCAAGCGCCAAGCAGAGGCGGCCCTGATCACCTTCGTGCAGGGCAACATCATGCCATCGGTGTCCCAGTTCGCCGGGTTCCTGAACACCAACGTCGGCCCGGCTATCACCCAGCTCGGGGCATGGATCACGACCGACGCCCTACCAGCGCTGCGCGGGTTTGGGCAGTGGTTTACCGACAACCAGGCGACCATCACGAACTGGGCGACGGGGATCGGGTTCATCCTGATTCCCTTGTTCCTCCGAATCGCGATCTCCGCCGGGGTGTCCGCCGCCGCGCAGGTCCTGGCGTGGGCCACCGCCGGGGCTGGGGCGATCAGCACCGCCGCAGTGTACGTCGCGCAGTCGTACATCATGATCGGCCGCTGGATCGCCATGGGCGCCGCGGCCATTGCTTCCGGCGCGGTAGTAGTCGGCGGGTGGGTAGCGATGGCGGCCGCCTCGGTGGTGAACGCCGCGGTTATCGTCGGCGGCTGGGTCCTCATGGGTGCCCAGTCCCTGATCCAGGCCGCCCGGATGGCAGCCGCCTGGCTGATCGCCATGGGCCCGGTCGGGTGGGTCATCGCCGCAGTGGTCGGACTCGTCGCGCTTATCGTCGCGAACTGGTCGTCGGTGTCCCGATTCACGTCCGAGGCGTGGGGCAACGTGACCCGGTTCGTCGCTGATGCCTGGCGGAACATCACCTCCGGGGTGTCGTCTGGGATCAACACGGTGGTGTCATTCGTGTCCGGCCTCCCGGACCGGGTCCTTGGCGCCCTGGGCAACCTCGGCGGGCTGCTTCTCGGCGCCGGCGGGCAGATCATCGACGGATTCCTCAAGGGCCTGCAGGACGGCTTCCGCGAGGTCCAGAACTTCGTCGGCGGCATCGGCCAGTGGATCGCTGACCACAAGGGCCCGAAAGCCTACGACCTCGCCCTCCTTGTCCCCGCTGGCGGGTGGATCATGGACGGCCTCGAAACGGGCATCCAGAAGTCCATGCCGTCGTTGCGGAAAACCCTCGGGTCCGTGTCGGCGACCATCGCGGGCGGCGTCACCGGCGGCACCGTCGGGCTCGCCGGTGTCCCGTCGTCCCTCGCCGCAGCGTCCGCCGGGGCACCTTCCGGCGGTGTGACCATCGGCCGGGTGGAGATCAACCAGCAGCGCGACCCGCAGGCCACGTTCATGGAGTTCTCCCGCCGCGTCGGATCACTCACCAGCTAACCAGGAGGTCCGGGTGCCTTACCCCAGCCCAGTAACGTACCCGTCCGCCCTGCTCTTCCCGGGGGCAGGCTCGTTCTCGAACCTGTCCCCGGTCGGCATCGGGGACCTTGTCCTCGGCGCCGTTGACCAGCACGGTTCCCGGTGGAACCTGATGAAGTTCGACGGCTGGACCGGGTCGCCGGCGTCCACGCTGGAGCTCACGCAGCGCGCCCGCGGGAACGGCGCGACCAGTAACGATCCGGACATCACGCCTCGGAACATGGTCCTCAGCGGCCGGGTGACCAACCCGGACCCGGCCGGGCTGAACGCCTCCCTCGAAGACCTGAACGCCGCAGTACGGCTCGACGGGTTCCAGCTCACTGTCGCTGAAACGGGCCGGGTGCGGCACTGCCAGGCCGCCCGCAACGGCGAAGTCCTCACCCCGAAGGTCAACAACCGGATCGCGACGTTCTCGATCCAGATCGCCGCCGAGGACCCGCTCAAGTACGGCGACCTCGTCACCGCCACCACCCTCCTGCCGCGCTCGACCGGCGGGCTCGTCCGGCCCTCGACGTGGCCTCGAACCTGGACAGGCGTGTCTAACTCCGGCGTCATTCGGGTCAACAACCCCGGCAACGAACAAGCCCCCGTGTGGCTGCGGATCGACGGGCCGATCCCGGCCGGCGGCTGGTCCGTCACCCACCAGGGCAAACAGCAGTCCCTCACGTTCGCGTCCTCCCTCGCTCTCGCCGCCGGGGAGTTCGTGACAGTGGACATGGAGCAGCGCGAAATCCTCGCCCAAGGCCAGGCGCCTCGCGCTGGGTATGTCACCTCCCGCGGCTGGTTCACCCTCGACCCCGGCGACAACGACATCGCGTTCTCCGCCGTAAGCGACTCCCCCACCGCCCAACTGACCGTCACCACGAAACCCGCTTGGCTGTAGGAGGCCCACATGACCATCATCTTTCTGCAGCCCGACGGCGTCCCGGCCACTGCCCAGCAGGAACGCCAAGGCCGCGCCGCGCAGCACGGCGGCGGCGCAGGGCGCCCCCTCGGCGGCCGCTCCGGCTTCCGGGTCGACACCTCCGCGGACACGCTCACCGCGACATCGGCGGCGTGGACGCTGAAGCCCTGCTCCGCGGAGCTCGACCCCGGCGCTTCCACCCACCAGGGCATGTACGGCTGGGCGACGGACGCGAACATCACCGGGCCGATCACGCCCTCGGATCAGAACTACGCCCGCAAGGACATCGTCTACATCCAGGTCAACGACTCCTCCGCCGGCGACGGGACCACCGGGACGCCGTCCGCCCCGGTGCTGTACCTGGCCGGGAACCCGCTGACCGGCAACGCGCCGGCGCTCCCGCCCCGGTCCTTCCTCGTCGGCACCATCAACGTCCCCAAGACCGGCGGCGGCGCCCCCACGGTCACGCTGAACCCGGCCCGGTACGTCGCAGCCGGCGGGATACTCCCGGTGGATCAAGCGGCGCGGGACGCACTCGCCGCTTACGACGGGCTCGTCATTGAGCGGACCGACGTCCCCGGCCGCCCGCTGGAACGGTACGACGGCGCGAACTGGTGGCGCAGCGGCGGCCCGCATGCGATGCACGCAGACGTGAAGCCGATCGGCGAGGTAAGTGCAAACAACACTCCCGTACCGCTGCCGCAGACCTTCCCCGCAGGGAAGTTCTCCGTCCCGCCCGTTGTCACCGTGACAACGGATCAATCCCGCATCATCGCTGTGCCGGGCGGCATCACGAAGGACGGGTTCAACCTTTACCTCCAGAACGTGACCGGGTCGAAGTCCAACAACGGCTTCGTCTCATGGACGGCCGTGCAGATGACCCCGACTTCCGCGACCGGCTAGGCGCCGTGCACCCCTTAAGGGAGGACTGAACGTGTGGAAATCGCCGGACTTATCACGGCCATCGTTGGGGCCCTCGGGGTCTTGGGCGCCGGCGCGAAATACCTCATCGACCGGATGGACAAGAAGCGTGAACGGCGGGAGGCATCAGTGGAGGCGCTGCTGAAAGCACAGGTGGAAGCTGCTGACAAGCGCGCCGCGGAGTGGGAACGGAAATACCACCGCGTCCACGCCCACGCGACCAAGTGGCGCGAGCAGCTCGTCGCCGCGCACATCGACCCGGACCCTGCCGACTGGCCGGAGGAGACCCCATGAGTGACTTCGAACGAAAGCTAAGCGTTGCCCAGGCCGAAGTAGCAAAGTCCCGCCGTGCAGCGAAACGGACCATGCTGGGTCTGGCTTTCCTGTCCCTGTTCCTGCTCGCCGCCGTCGCGGTCGCCGTGTGGCTGGCCGTGGACAACAGCCGCCTCGCCTCGGTCAACGCCGTCTATGGCGCCACCCAGCAGCAGGAGAAACAGAACCTGGCGGCCGAGTTTGAGGCCGCCTGCAAGACGGCGGACTTCGCGGAGACCCCGGCTGGATCGAACATTTGCCGGAAGGCGACAGCGGTCGCGGCCGAACCCGGAACCCAACAGCCTGGGCCGCAAGGCGCCCAGGGTTTGCAGGGCATCCCGGGACCGCTTGGCCCGATCGGACCAGCGGGGCCTAAGGGTGACACCGGGCTCGCGGGGATCATCGGCGCGATGGGTTCCGCCGGAGCTGCGGGAGCACCCGGCATCCCAGGACCCCAGGGTTTGACCGGGCTGACTGGGGCCGTCGGGCCACACGGCGAGCAGGGGCCGAAAGGCGACCCCGGCGCGCCCGGACCCCCAGGGGAGCCCGGACCCCAAGGACCGCCCGGCCCTGCAGGGGCCAACGGAACGAACGGCACCAACGGTACCGCTCCGTCCTCCATTACGTTCACGGACCGAACGGGCACCACCTACACCTGCACGCCGAATCCGCCCGGGTCTTCCACCTACACCTGCTCGAGCGGAGGCCTCGCACCATGACCGGATTCACACTCCCGACATCCCGCCCCGTTACTCAGGGGTGGGGTGCTGAGTTCGATGACTGGGACGGCGACGGCGTCGTGGACTACCCTGGCGGTTTCTACCACTCCATCGGTTGGGACGGGCACAACGGCATCGACTTCGGCTGCTTGATCGGTGACACGGTGGAGGCAGTGGCCGACGGCGTCGTGACCTTCGCCGGGAACGCCGGGAACTGGCACGCCATCCTGTCCGGCGGCGGCAACGCCATCCTGATCGAGCACCCCGAATACGGGGTCCAGACGGAATACCTCCACCTTTCGGAATGGCTGGTCCAAGCCGGGGAAACCGTCCGCCGCGGGCAGGTCATCGCCCGTTCCGGGAAGACCGGAGCAGCAACAGCCCCCCACCTGCACCTGGGCATGCTCAAGATCCGCGGATACAACCTCGCCGACCGCTGGCGCGGCCGCATCGACCCGACGCCCTACCTGTACGGCAACCTCAACCCCGACTACGCCGCGGCCGCAGTCGGCCCGCAAGGCACCATCACAACACTGTCCGAGGAGGACGACATGGGCATTCTTGACGAACCAATCACCCGCGAAGGCGGCGGCCCGCTCAACGGCAAGGAGACAACGTTGCGGGCCGTTATCGCCAACTTCGACGCGAACGTGCACTACACCCGGGAGGCGATCAAGGGCACCGTGGCAGCCACGGTCTCCGCGATCTTCCAAACCAAGTTCTACCGGGCCGGCGGCGCCACCGGCCAAACCGACCTCGCCGCGACCATCGCCTACCTTGACGCGAACCTCGACAAGCTGGACGCCAAGCAGATCATGGACCCGGCAGCCATCGCAGCTGCCGTCAGTGAAGCCACAAACGCGGCGCTGAAGGACATCACCATCACCCTCAGCAACGCGCCGGGTGCAGCTACGGAAGGGGCAAAGTAATGGCCGACCACCTCGCAACCACCACCCAGGCCGCGAACCCAGGCCGCGCCACCATCCGAACCGCCATCCAGACAGCCATCCCGGCCTTCCTTGGCCTGCTGATCATCGTGCCCTTGATCCTGCAGGAGATCGTCTCCGGCTTCGGCCAGCACCTCCCTGACGGGCTCCGGCTCTGGTTGGCCGGCGCCGCCGTCGCCATCACCGCGGCATCCGCGACCATCACCCGCGTCATGGCCATCCCGGGCGTCATCGAATGGACCCGGGCCTACCTGCCCTGGCTCGCACCCGACAAAAAGTAGGAGGCAACGATGGCGCTCTCATGGATCTCCGTGAACGCGAACGATGGGAGCCCCATCGCTGACCTTCCCGGTTTGCTGGTCGGCGGGGCGTTGAAGCGCACGATCGGCAGGGCCGAGATGCAGACCGCCACGCTGCCGCTCGGCCCCTCTCAGCTCCCGACGCACGGACCCAACCGGGGGGCGATTTTCCGACGGGCGCCGAAGAACTGGCGGCAGGCCACCCGGAAGAAGGCCGTGTTCCTCGTCGCCCTTGACGAGGACAGCGTACCGGTGTGGGGCGGCATGGTCACGGAGCGGGTCACCACGCACAAGTCCGGGGTGGAGCTGTCCCTCGCTACGGCGGAGGACTACTTCCAGGACCGGTACGTCGGTGACGAAACGTTCTACACCTACCCGCAGAACGACCTCGTCAAGTACCTCGTCGAGAAGTACGCGGCCACGAACGGGATCCCAATCCGGGTGCAGCTACTCCCCGGCCCGAACCCGGTCCGCGGGCGCGCCTACCTAGACCGCGACGACAAGACCCTCGGCTCCGTCCTCGAGGAGCTCTCCGGCGTTCAGGGCGGCCCGGAGTGGACGGTCGGCTGGGAATGGGTGACCACGGACCGTCTCGGCCTCGTGCTGTACGTCGGCGCCAGGATCGGCGCTGCTGCCCCCGCGGACCTGTACCCGGCGGCCCGGTTCTACCTGCCCGGCAGCGTGCAGGACGCGAAACTCGTTGACTCGTACAAGCGCGGCGAGGGCGCGAACGACGTCATGGCCACCTCGTCCGGGTCCGGGGACGCGAGGCCGCAGTCCACCCGCCACACGAACGCCGGGGACCTCCGGCCAAGGGTGGAGTTCCGCTGGTCCCCATCGTCCTCGATCACCAACCAGGACACCCTCGAAGACCACGCCGCCCGTGCCCTCGCGGGCATGAAGGACGGAACGGTCGCGCTGGCCATCGTCGCGACCCGCTCCAAGGCGCCAAGGCTCGGCACCGTGTGGGACATGGGCGACGACGTCGGGTTCGACCTGACCGGCCCGGCATGGCCGGACGGGCTCACCGGTACCGCCCGCGTCCTCGGCATCGAAATCACACCCACCACCGTCGTCCCGATCCTGGACGTGACCGGCATCGAAGGGACCGAATAATGGCCAACCCCGGAGGCTTCAAGCCGCCCAACGATGAAGGCTGGATCGGGCGGGAACTCGCCGACATCCGGCGCGAGATGCGCGAGCTGAAGGCGGCCAACGTCTTCGGCCTAACCGGCATCACCCCCAAGGACGGCGGCACCCACTTCGACGGGTACGTGACCATCAACGGCGACGGGACCATCAACGGGCCGCTGTCCATCAACGGGCCGCTACACCTTCAGCCCGGTAGCATCGAGAATGACTCGCTGACCGCGCCCGTCGTGATGGCAACTTCAGGGCTCACACAGAACAACTTCGCAACCACACCCGGCGGCAACGTGTTCGCCCAGGCGACCATCGACGTCCCGGCGGGGTACACCCGCGCAAGCGTCGTGTGCATGGTCGTCGCTGGTGCGATCAACAGCACAGGCGTCATCGATTACCTCTACGCTGCGTCAACGATCAACGGGGTAAACGGCGGCGAGACCCCGGAATCCGCTTCAGCAAGTGGCGGCTATGCGTCCACTGCGGCTAACGGAATCCGGGATCTCACGGGGCTGTCGGGGGGGTCGATCTCGCTCGGGTGCTTCGTTCGTACGGGCGCGGCATGGGCTGCGAACGCGGCGAACTTCGCCAACATGAACGCATACGCCTACTTCAGCCGATGAACTACTTGAGGTAGCCCTCACCTGGCGGGCGCGGTGCTGGCGGCGGTACAACGCCCGGGGCGACTGGCGCGGGAGTGATCGGCGTCCACAGCTTCGGCAGGTCGGCCGGCGCAGGTTCGACGTAGACCGGCGCGGGCGCTGCGGGTGCGACGTACGCGGGTGCCGGAGCAACGGGCGCAGGCTCAACCACAACGGGCGCGGGCACTACCGGGGCGGGCTCAGCAATGACGGGTTCAGGCGCGGGAGTGGTCACAACGACCTCCGGGGTGGGTGTGACCGTCGCCGTTGGCGTAGCGGTCGTGACGATGGGTGTGGGGGCGGGCGCGTTCTCCGCGTTAGCCGTAGCAACCGCTCCGAAAGCGGCACCCCCGACAAGCAGGATAGCGGCGGCCCCCAGTGCTGCCGACTTGTATTCCATACCCGGAGTGTAACGACTCCCGGGGCAAATTAAAACAGGAGGCCCGTTGTGGCATTGAAGGACTGGCTTGACGGGGTGCTCGGCAACACCCCTCTGACCGCGGCGAGGCTCAACGAACGGGACCGGCTGATCGAAGCGTCACTGCTGCAGCTCGCGGCCGACCCGTCGCTCCTGTTTACGGGGGCGGTGACGAACGACGCGAACGGCGCGCCGATCAGCGCGTCCGTCACCTGGCCTGACGGTGCGGCTGGTGTGTACTCCGGAACACCTTCAGTGAACTTCCCCGGCGCCGTCACCGCGTACACCATCACCAAAGTAGGCACCCCCACCCGGACGTACACGCAGCCCGCCGTCACCCGCGACCCCACCACCGGGGCAATCACCAACCGGCCCCCGATCACGGTCAGCTAGGAGCAACACATGGGATTCCTTGACCCGAAGCCTTTGAGCGTCCAAGCAGCAGCCGGCGCGTACGAACCGAAAGGCGCCGCAGCCGCAGCAGCGGCGCCGAAGCTCGACAAAACCGAAGCAGCCGCAACCTACTCCACCCCGACGCAGGTCAACGACGCCATCGCCGCCGGATCCGTTGACCGCCTCGGCGCATGGAACGCCGCCGTCCAAAACCAGGCAACAGCCCCGGCGATCTATGTGAACCTTGGTGACTCCATCGCTAACGGTGGCAACCCCACCACCGCTTCCCGCGCATGGGTGAACCGGGTAACAGCACTGTTCACGAACACGCCCGCTGCCCGCCTCGACGCCGCAACCCTAACCCCCGCACCATCGAACGGTGTCATGGTTTACAACGGCGCTGTCGGCGGCACAACGAGCGCGAACTACCTGACCGACGCGCTCGTGACCCGCATCGGCACATTGAAGCCGCACCTGATTACGCACATGGTGAAGGCGAACGACCAGGGCACCGGGATCACGCCAGCTACTTTTCGGGCGAACCTGCTGTCGTGGATCAACAAGATCAAAGCCGTGTCGCCGAACAGTGTTCACGTCCTCATCAACGAGCACAACCGCTACGACCTCGCCTCCCCCGCGTACCCGTCCGACGCTTACAAGGATCAGCTCGTCAGCCTCGCCGCCGAGACAGGGGCCGTGTTCCTAGACATCGGCAAGGAGTTCAAGAAGCACGGGCTCGCCGGCAGTGACCGGTACTCCCTCATGGACACCGACAACCTGCACTTCGCGGACCGCGGCAACCAGGTCTACGCGAAGATCATTGGTTCGTTTATCGGCGCGCCGCCCGTGGACTACATCCCCCGGGAAGTTCTGCGCCCGTCCGCCGCGTTCACGTACGGCACGTTCACGACGGTTACGACGGTCGGCACGATCACGATCAAGCCGAAGCCGTACCTGCGTGAAGGGGTGCTAGTCGCTGACTACTTCGGCGCTGCCGGCAACAACACGCAGGATCTAATCCTGCGCCTGACCCCATCGGGCGGCACCCGCATCGACGTGATGACGCACCGCATGGCATCGACCGCGCAGCAGAACCACCCGACAAGCGGGTTCGTCACGCTCGAACCGAACACCACCTACACCGCCACGTTGGATCTCGGCATTTACAGTGGCACGTTCACCGCGAACGGGTCAGCGGGCTACTCGCAGTTCTACGCGGACTTGTCACCGGCTTAGCGGATCGCCCAAGCCCATTCGAGTTCTTCGGCGCACTCGTCCGTACACGTCAGGGTGAGTCCTTGGAGTGGTGTCCGGCACCACCGGCAGCGCATGTTCCGACGCCAGGCCCGCAACTTCAACCACCCTATGATCCCCATGCACCACAGCATACCGCCCCGTCCACTTCGGTGGGCGGGGCGGTCGTTGCATTGTGGTTCCGTCGGCTCCGCCAGCTTGGCGGAAGCACACATGGCCGCCCCCGCGCACCAGCCGCCCCCATGGCTAGCGCGGGGGCGTTTCCTCGCGTCCAGTGGACTAGATCCCGACGTTAGTGTCGTCTTCCCACAAAGGCAGCTGTCGCGCAGTCGCCACTTCTGGGTGAACCCGGTCCAACTTCGTCTTGAAATCCGCCCAATTGTCACTTAACTTCATGACCGTCGTTACGGAGGCGATGTGCTCGCGCAACTTCGGGTGCCCGACTTCGGCTGTGAGCTGCTGGTGGAACCTGGCCTTCCGCTTCTTCTCGTCAACGGCCCGCTGGGCTTTGATCTCATCGAATACCCCAGGAGCTACCCGCTTGTACACTACGTCATTGGTGAGGTGCCCGAAGTACGCCGGCCGCTTCACGGAGGCAGGGTTAAACTGCATTCCTCTCAGCCTGAACATCTGCTTATAAAACTCGACGTCGAAAGTCTTCACCCACGGCTGAAGCTCATCGGCAACGTACGCCTCAAGAATCTTCGCCAGTGCATCCCGCGCACGGACGTCCTGGTAGCCGGTTGCTTCGTCGACGAGCGCAATAATCCCGACTCGAGACAGGCCGCGGACAAGAATTTCCGCCTTCATGGCCGTCGGGAGCTGTTGCGGCGTCAAGACCCCAGCCTCCCGCGCCGCGAGATATACCTCGCAGACGAGAGGGAGGATCTCAGCTTCGTAACCGAGCCGAGTGCCCTTCACGCCTTCTAGTCGGTACTCAACGCGCTCAAACTTCCCCTTGAGCTCTTCAGTGAAGAAAGGGACCAGGTTTCCCGCTTCGACGAACGGTGGCCGGTTGTCATTTCGAGTCCGTCGCCCACTGGAGTCAGACCGGCCCAGCGACT